GCTCAGCGACAGGGTTATCCCGAGAAAGGGTTTCGTGGCGCTGTACGGGCCACCGGGGTCATTTAAGAGCTTTATCGCCCTGGACCTCGCGGTTGCGATCGCCCGCTCTGCCCAGTGGTTTGGCCTCGAGGCAAAGACAACCGATAAGGGTGCCGTCATCTACATCGCCGGCGAAGGCCACGGCGGCATAGGGGCCAGGATCAAAGCCTGCCGCATCCACCACCAGATTGAGGCAGGGACGCCGATCTATTTCCTGCGCCACCAAGTCAATTTGCGGTCCAGCATGGAGGACATTAGCAGCCTGATCTATGCCGTAAGGGAGTTGGTGCTTGCATTATCCGTCAAGGTTGAATTGATAGTCATCGATACGCTGGCTCGCGCATTCGGCGGTGGCAATGAGAATAGTTCGGAGGATATGGGTGCATTCATCACCTCCTGCGGTCACCTCCAAGACGAGTTTAAGGCGGCTCTGATGGTCATCCATCACAGCGGAAAGGACGCCGCGAAGGGTCTGCGGGGTCACTCTTCCCTGCTCGGAGCAGTCGATACAGAGCTTGAATTGCTGCGCTTTGAGGATCAACCGCGCGGCGTTTTGACGGTCAGCAAGCAAAAGGACGGCGAGGATGGGCTGCGGTTTGGCTTTGAAATGGTCGAGGTCGAGATCGATCAGGGCCGCGAAGGAAGCCTCAGTCTTGATGAACCGCGCAAGTCATTGGCCGTCAGTCCGAGCGATGAGGTGTTGAAAAATAAGGCAGATGAGGCGAGGAAATTGAACCTCAATCGGTCTGGAAAGGGGCATAACCAGCGTCTGGCGATCGATGCGCTGAAGGATGCCGTTAATGCTAAAGGTTTCCATTGGAAGGTGTCGGTGGGGACTAGAAAGGTGGTCAGATTGGAGGATTGGAGGGCTGCTTTTGCTCAAAAATTAGGCACTGACGATGTGGGAGAGTCATCCTTTAAGAAGGCTTGGAGCAGGGTCAGGGACGCCGAGAAGTTGCCGTCATGGGTCTGCATAGAGGGTGAAAATGTCTGGATTGAGGATCAAAGCCGTGATAGAAGTGAGAATTTCTAGTTGGGGACAAATCGGGACAAATGGGGGACAAATGGGCGCGATTTGTCCCACGGAAAAAGAGGGGACAAATCGTCACAAGGGTATACCTGTGACGATTTGTCCTGTCCCAAACCGATCTGTCTATATAAGTCAGTAGATACTAACGTAGAGGATTAAAATATGTCGGTGAAGAAGAGGGGAGCAGTCAGGAGGTCAGGGCAGATCCCGGTCGCGCTGGCGGTTCAGTATCCAGAGACAGAGTTCTCGCGGTTGCAGCGTGCGAAGATCGTGGAGGTCGATGTCGCGCAGGTCGAGCATGAGCAGATTTGGGGTATCGGGAGGGTGATTACTTTAGTTCCTACTGAATTTCGGGTGAAGTTCTACGCGCAGTCGGAGAGGATCTGGTCGGCGCAAGAGGCAAGGGATGAGGTCAAGTTCATCGCGGCTTGCGATGGGATGATCCGAGCCTTCAAGGCGATGAGCACCTGGGCGCAGGCCGAAGGCATCGAGCCGATCAACCAGGCCGGTCAGGTCAGGGCAATCGAAGCCGATACCGATCTGGGGATCATGGTCATCGTCAAAGATGAGCGGGACGCGAATCAGTACCTGGCGATTCGAAAGGATGTGGTGCAGGTCTGGACGGTCAGCGAGGTCGCAGAACTTCTTAAGGCAGGGATCGGACAGGCAATGGCAGACCTGAAGGCAAAACTGCCAGTTCGCGGATTCGTTGCTGCGGTGCAGCAGGATTCGGCAGCGCATTCGGCAGATTCGGCACAAGGGTTCTGCAACAGCGCAGGCGAGGGCAAGATGGCCGGTGGCGAAGCAGTGGGCCTCGGGGGGGCGTCAGGGTTTGAGGATCTGGAAAATGACATAGACCTTGATGAGCCACCCAAGTTCCCTAAAATGTTCAAACTGCCGAAGTCGGCGAAGGAGAAGTGACATGAAGGGCTTTATCGAGCGTTTGAGGCGATTTTGCAGCGACCTGAAGGGTAGGGTGCTCGGGGCGCTGAAAAGGGCTAGGAGGGGCGATTGATGCCGGGAACGCCGAAGAAGTGGTCTGATGTGCAGGTTCTCAACAAGCTGCCAGAGGACATGATCCTCGCCATGTTCGAGGCCGGGAAATCGGTCGCGGACATCTGCATTGATCTCGGGGTCAGCAAACGCGCACTGGACATCTGGATCGAGGAAAACGAGTTAGAGCCTAGAATAACGCGCGCGCGCATGTACGCAGCCGATTTAATGGCCTGCGAGACGGTGAAGATCGCGGACGCGATCGACGAGGCGAACCCGGCGAGGCCGCTGCACCGCATCCGCACGCGCCAGTGGATGGCCGAGCGATGGGATCGCAAGACTTACGGCACGCAAAGCGGCCCGTCGATCACGCTGAACATTCAAGACCTGCGCCTGAACGCGCTGCGGCACGCCGAGGTGGTCGAGGACTTATCCACAGACGCGACGCCGAAGTTATCCACAAATTGACGTTTCGCGCATTGCGCTGCACATAAAAGCGGCAAAATACGCATCTAGCAGGGGTTCCGACTTAACATAATGGATATCGTGCGTAATGATTTCTGTAAGTCTCGCGTAAGTAATGAATGAAATCAACGACTTACGCGCAATCCACAGGACGCGCAGATGCAGAAAGTTATCCACAGCGCGGCGCTCGAGCGGCCAGGCCGGCGCGGGGCTGGAGCCAGCGGCCAGCGGCCAGCGCGGCGAACCCCCCCGGGCGGCGCGGCGGCGGGGGCGGCTGGCGGCGGCGCCGAACAGATACCGAACCCACGGATTTCAGATGCATTTCAGATGCACTTCAGATCGACTTCCGGATAAACCTCCGGATGCCCCATAATCACGCAACGCTGACCCTCCCCCCCCCCATCCCCCCATCGCGGTAAACCGTGCCAGCCAAAAAAAATTTAGAAATTCCGATTCACCAGAACCCGTTTGTCGAGTTCGTCAAACGGTATCGCAAGAACCCGGTTCTGTTTGTCAGGGAAGTGTTGAACACTGCGCCTGACCCGTGGCAGGTGGAGTTTCTCAATCACATCGCGGCTGGCAATAGGAGGATCAGCGTCCGCAGCGGCCACGGTGTTGGCAAGTCCACGGCTGCCGCGTGGGCGATGCTCTGGTATCTGTTCCTGCGGTTCCCGGTGAAGATTGTGGTTACGGCACCTACATCCAGCCAGCTTTACGATGCCTTGTTTGCGGAGGTCAAGAGGTGGGTGAAGGTGTTGCCCCAGACGCTACAGGAGCAGCTTGAGGTCAAGCAGGACCGGATTGAGCTGAAGGATGCGAACAAGGAGGGGTTTATATCTGCGAGGACATCGCGTGCCGAGCAGCCCGAGGCGCTCCAGGGCGTTCACAGTGACAACGTGATGCTGGTGGCTGACGAGGCCAGCGGTATTCCTGAGCAGGTGTTTGAGGCTGCGGCTGGCTCGATGTCGGGTCACAGCGCTGTGACGTTGCTGCTGGGAAATCCTGTGAGGTCTAGCGGTTTCTTCTTTGACACGCACAACCGTCTCTCACAAGACTGGGTGACGATGAGGGTTAGCTGCGAGGACTCGCCTCGGGTGAGCGCTGCCTACATTGATGAGATGAAGGCGCGTTACGGGGAGGAGAGCAATGCGTACAGGATTCGGGTGCTAGGGGAATTCCCGAGGAGCGATGACGACACGGTGATCCCGATGGAGTTGCTCGAGATGGCGATGGCGCGAGATGTTGCACCGAGCGCGCACGCGCCCATTGTGTGGGGTTTGGATGTGGCGCGATTTGGGAGTGACAGATCGGCGTTGTGCAAGCGGCAGGGTAATGCGGTTTTGGAGCCGATAAAGACCTGGAAGAATTTGGATTTGATGCAGTTGACGGGTGCCGTGGTGGCTGAGTATGAGGTTCTGATGCCGAGCCAGCGGCCCCGGGAGATCCTGGTGGATTCTATTGGTTTGGGCGCTGGCGTTGTGGATCGGTTGAGGGAGCTTGGTTTGCCGGCTCGCGGGATCAATGTCGCGGAGTCCCCTGCGATGGGTACGACTTACAGGAACCTGAAAGCTGAGTTATGGCACAAGGCCAAGGCGTGGCTTGAGGCGCGTGACTGCTGGATGCCCAAGGATGAGTTATTGGTGGCCGAGTTGGCGACTGTGAGGTACTCATTTACGAGCAGCGGGAAGATACAGATTGAGGGCAAGGACGAGATCAGGAAGCGCGGCCTGGCATCGCCTGATCGCGCTGATGCGTTTTGCTTGACGTTTGCTGGGGATGCGGTGATCGGGGCTTATGGCTCGAGCGCGAGCAGCAAGTGGAGTCAACCTTTACGCAGGAATATTCCGCGTGTAGCATGACCATAAATTAAGGAGTAACCCTATGAAGATGACCAAGGCTGAGAAGAAGATTGGCAAGGTGATGCGTGAGTACAAGTCGGGCAAGCTGCACTCAGGTGCTGGCGGCAAGGTTGTGAAGAATCCGCGTCAGGCGATCGCTATTGCTTTGTCAGAGGCCGGCAAGAGCAAACCGATGAAGCGAGGTAAATGATGGCTGAGATGGAAAAAGAGGGCGAAGAGATGTCCTGCCCGATGGCGACGCAGGATATTACGTTGAACCTGAAGAACCGCGGCAAGGCGATTGATGCTGCCAATTACGGCCCAGAGAATCCGAATTTGCCGAACACGGGTTACTGGCGTGAGATGGCGAGCCAGTGGGATGTAACGCCGAAAGAGGCGAAGATGTCGCGCTGCGGCAACTGCGCGGCGTTTAATCGTGAACCGATGATGATCCAGTGCATCGCCAAGGGTTTAGGCCCGGAGGGTGATCCTTGGGCGACGATTGAGGCTGGCGATCTGGGGTACTGCGAGATCTTTGACTTCAAGTGCGCCGCCTCGCGTACCTGCTCGGCGTGGATCGCCAAGGAGGAGGGCGATAGCGAAGACGAGAGCGAAGGCGAAGAGGAAGAGTACAAGGGCCAGGTTAATGCTCAGATGGAGGGTGAGGAATATGAAGACTAAGGCCAAGTCTTCTGTGAATGCGGCTGGCAACTACACGAAGCCCGGTATGCGCAAGGCGCTGTTTGAGTCGATTAAGGGTCGCGCTGTGCAGGGTACTGCTGCTGGACAGTGGAGCGCGAGGAAGGCGCAGTTGCTTGCCAAGGAGTACAAGTCCAAGGGTGGAGGTTACAAATGAAGGCGCCGCAAAAGAGTTTGAAGGATTGGGGCGCACAGAAGTGGCGCACCAAGTCTGGCAAGCCCTCGAGCCAGACGGGTGAGAGGTATTTGCCTGAGAAGGCGATCAAGGCTTTGACGCCTGCCGAGTATGCGGCCACGACCCGCGCAAAGCGGGAGGCCACGAAGGCGGGTAAGCAATTTTCCAAGCAGCCCAAGAAGGTTGCGTCCAAGGTTGCGGGGTACAGATGAAAACACCAGTTTGGCAGCGTAAAGAGGGACAGAACCCAAAGGGTGGTTTGAATGCTGCTGGGCGTGCCAGCCTGAAGGCGGCTGGACAGAACATCAAGCCTCCGCTTAAGTCTGGCGATAACCCGCGTCGGGCGTCTTTCTTGGCTCGAATGGGAAATATGCCTGGGCCTGAATATAAGAATGGCGAGCCTACGCGCCTTTTGTTGTCGCTCAAAGCCTGGGGCGCGTCATCGAAGGCAGATGCGCGTGCAAAATCTAAAGCAATTTCCGCGAGGAACAAGAAATGAACATGACCGACCTTCCCCTCAATGTTGACGTTGCGGCGCCCGAGCCGATGGACGATTCCGAACTGGAGGCCATCGTCAATGGCGAGTTGCAGGACGCGGTGTCCTACATCGACTCGGACATCTCGCCTATACGCGCCAAGGGTACTGAGTACTATCGCGGCGATCCGTTTGGCAATGAGGAGGATGGCCGCTCGCAGGTTGTGGCGATGGAGGTGCGCGACACGGTGTCGGCCATGATGCCATCGCTGATGAAGGTGTTCTTTTCCAGCGAGAATGTGGTTGAGTTTGTACCTCGCGGACCGGAGGACGAGGCCAATGCCCAGCAGGCTACGGACTACGCCAATCTGGTGTTTTCTGCTGACAACA